TTGAAAACGGTACAGGCTTTGATTTGTTCTTCAAAGAAGATCCAACAGACAACGAAGTTAAAATCCTTAAAGATCAGTTACAGCAATGGGTAACCTTAAACGATATGAACAAACGCTTGTTCAAATTGTTCCGTAACTGTATCAAGTACGGTGATCAAGTATTCCTACGTGACCCCGAAACATTTAAACTATATTGGACAGAAATGTTCAAAGTTACCAAGGTTATTGTCAATGAAGCTGAAGGCAAAAAGCCAGAACAGTACATTATCAAAGACATGAACATCAATTTCCAAAACCTAACAGCTACGGCCTTAAGTAGCAGTGATACATTTATTAATCACCCGCAAGTTGGCGGTCCTAGCGGTGCGTATGTACAACCACAAACACCATACAGTGGTGGTAGTCGTTTTAGTCATGCTAAAAATGAAGCTGTGATTGATGCAGAACACGTAGTACACCTAAGTTTAACAGAAGGGTTAGACTTAAACTGGCCATTTGGTACTAGTGTATTAGAAAGTATTTTTAAAATCTTTAAACAAAAAGAACTATTAGAAGATGCGATTATCATCTATCGTATACAACGTGCTCCGGAACGTCGTATCTTTAAGATTGACGTAGGTAATATGCCCACACACATGGCCATGGCCTATGTTGACCGTGTTAAAAATGAAATACACCAACGTCGTATACCTACACAAACAGGTGGCGGTGTTAATATGATGGATGCTACGTATAATCCATTATCAACCAACGAAGATTACTTTTTTCCAGTAACAGCAGAAGGCCGTGGTAGTAGCGTTGATGTATTCCCAGGTGGTCAAAACCTAGGTGAAATCACTGACCTACGTTACTTTACCAACAAGATGTTCCGTGGCCTACGTATTCCTAGTAGCTATTTGCCCACCGGTACAGATGAAAGCGAACGTAGTTACAGTGACGGTAAAACAACCACAGCCTTAATTCAAGAGTGGCGCTTTAATCAATACTGTATGCGCCTACAACGTATGATTGCAGAAACACTTGATAACGAGTTTAAAATGTTCATGCGTTGGAGAGGGATTAACATTGACAACAGTCTATTTGAATTGCGCTTTAATGAGCCTCAAAACTTTGCCAAATATCGTCAGGCAGAAGTTGATCAAGTGCGCATCACTACATTTACACAGTTAGAGCAAATTCCTTATCTAAGTAAACGTTTCTTATTAGAGCGTTACTTAGACCTAAGCGAAGAAGAACTACAACGCAACGATGAACTATGGGCACAAGAAAACGGCACAGTTAATGATACAGACATTCCACAAGCAGGCCTACGTGCTGTGGGCGTTACTAACGCAGGTATCCAGCAAGACATGGATACACTAGCACCACAAGAGCTAGGTGTAGAAGGCGGTGCCGGTGCAGTACCAGGCGCAGCTCCAGAAGCAGTGGGCGCCCCGGGCACACCAGCAGCTGCACAGCCCGGAGCAGGTTTATAAGAATTTGGTAAATAACTTTATGAACCTATTAGAAATATTTGAACCTACTCCTGCAGGTTATGAAACAGAAAAAGACGACAACACTGCCGTCAAACTCCGCGATCTCCGCAAGACCAAGTTAACTCTAAAACAGCTAAATCGTCTACGTATTATGAATGATATTCGTAAATTGGAACACGAAAAGAAGATTGACTCTGTACAACAACAATACAAAGCAGCGCCAGCAGACACCGGCGGCATGTAATTATCCCACCTTTTGGCTCAAAAAACACACATATAACCCCACTTTTTAATAAATTTTGTAAATATATACACATAATACATCACATCGATGTAAGTTTCGAAACTTATATTATCACAAGGAGTTCATAAATGAACAAATACGAACAATTAGTTGAGTTCATCATTAATGATGAAAATGACAAAGCTCGTGAATTATTCCATCAGATCGTTGTAGAGAAATCACGCGACATCTATGAGAGCTTAGTAGCAGAAGAAGACTTAGAAGAAACAATTGGCGGCAACGAAGTTGAAGACCTAGTTGACGAAGTATCTTTAGACGAAGAAGGCATTTCTGAAGAAGAAGAATTTGGCGCTGAAGAAGAGTTTGATTCTGAAGAAGGCGACGAATTTGGCGCTGAAGAACAAGGTGAAGCAGAAATCGAAGATCGCGTAGTTGATCTAGAAGACGCACTTGACGAACTTAAAGCTGAATTTGATGCACTAATGGCCGGCGAAGCTGGTGAAGAAGACCATGCTGATGAATTTGGTGCCGATGAAGTTGGCGCTGATGAAGCTAATCCAGAAGAATTTTACGAATCTGAAGAAGATGATGAAGAAGATGACGAAGAAGTTGACGAATCTATTGTACGTGAGTATGTAGAAAAAGTTGCAGCTCCTGCTAACTCCGAAGGTGCAGCAGTTGGTACAGGTAAAAGTGTAGCAGTTAATTCTAAATCAACAGTAGCCGGTAAAAACGACATGGGCGGTACAGCGGTAACTTCTAAAGGTGGTAACCAAGATCAAAACGGTAACCGTCCTTCATCAACTGAAAGACCAAAAGGTACATTAGTATCTAACCCACAAAACAAACCAGGTGCTAATGCAGGTAAAACAGCATTTAAAACTAAAGAAGCTTCTACAGGTTCTGAAGGTAAGCTAGCTGGTAATGATGGTAGTGTTGCTGTTAACAAACAAAGCCCACTACGTAAGTAATTAGGAAAAGATAATGGCTTTATACCTTAAAGAAAACTTAACATACGATGCAGCTAGAATAGAGTTCTTAACTGAAAGTGCTCCTGATGGCAAAGGCAAGTCATGTTATATGAAAGGTATATTCATTCAAGGTGGTGTACGTAATCACAATGAGCGTGTGTACCCTGTAAATGAAATTGAGAAAGCCGTTTCTACGTTAAATGAACAAATCAAGGGTGGCTACAGCGTTTTAGGCGAAGTAGATCACCCTGATGATTTGAAAATTAACTTAGACCGTGTAAGCCACATGATTACAGATATGTGGATGGATGGTCCTAATGGCTTTGGCAAATTAAAGATTTTACCTACTCCAATGGGTCAGTTAGTTCAGACTATGTTGGAATCGGGTGTAAAACTTGGCGTTAGCTCTCGTGGTAGCGGAAACGTGAATGAGGGTGACGGTAAAGTCAGTGACTTTGAAATAGTCACTGTAGATGTAGTTGCACAACCTAGTGCTCCTAATGCATATCCAACAGCGATTTACGAAGGACTGATGAATATGCGTGGTGGCGCCAAGGTATTCGAAATGGCAAAAGAAGCCAGTGCAGATCAAAAAGTACAGAAATATCTAAGAGAAGGCGTATTAAGCCTAATCAAAGATTTAAAATTAAAATAGGAGATCAGAATGTTAGACGCTATCAAACCATTGTTAGATTCTGGTATCATTAATGAAACAACCCAAACTGCTATTACAGAAGCTTGGGCTAGCCAAATTAATGAAGCTCGTGAAACTATTCGCGCTGAATTGCGTGAAGAATTTGCGACACGCTATAGTCACGACAAACAAGTAATGGTTGAAGCTCTAGACAAGATGGTTACTGAAAGTCTTACTGCTGAACTTAAAGAGTTCGCCAGTGAGAAACAAGCTCTAGCAGAAGACCGTGTGAAATTTAAACGTCATATGGTTGAAAGCTCAGGCAAATTTAATAACTTTATGGTTACTAAATTAGCTGAAGAAATTCAAGAACTACGTACAGATAAAAAAGTTCAAAACGAAGCAGTAGCTAAGTTAGAAAAATTTGTTATCCATGCGTTGGCTGAAGAAATTAAAGAGTTTGAGCAAGACAAACAAGCTGTAGTTGAAACGAAAGTTAAACTTGTTGCTGAAGCTAAATCAAAACTAGCTGAACTACAAAGTGCATTCGTAAAACGCAGTGCGGGTCTTGTTAAAGAAGCAGTAGCACAAAACCTAGGGTCTGAATTAGCTCAACTAAAAGAAGATATTCAAACTGCTCGTGAGAACATGTTTGGTCGTCGCTTATTTGAAGCATACGCAGCTGAATTTGCTGTAACTCATTTAAATGAGAACAAAGAATTCGCTAAACTTCAAGCTACTCTTGCTAAGAAAGAAAAACAATTAGCAGAAAGCAAACAAGTTATTGCAGAAAAAGAAGCATTAGTTGAAACTAAGAACCGTGAAGTTCGAGTTATTAACGAAAGCATTTCTCGTAAAGAGAAAATGAACGAGTTATTAAAACCATTAAACAAAGAGAAAGCTGAAGTAATGATCAGTCTTCTTGAGAGTGTGCAGACAGAAAGACTACAAGCTGCATACGATAAATATCTACCAGCAGTTCTAAACAACGCACCAACAGTCAAAGCCGATAAAGTGATGATTGCTGAAAGTCGTAAAGAAGTGACAGGTGATAAATCTGCTAAAATTGACGTAATTGAGAACGATGACAATGTCGTCGATATCAAACGTTTAGCAGGGCTAAAATAGTAGTAAACTTTTTTTAAGGAAAAATAAGAAATGACAACCCAACTATTAGAAGGCCGTTGGAACGAGACCAAAGACGCCCTGTTAGAAGGTCTACAAGGTTCTAAAAGAACCACAATGGCAGTAATTTTAGAAAATACTAAGAAACACTTGATGGAAACTGCAACCAGTGGCGCTACTGCTGTTGGTAACGTAGCTACATTAAACCGCGTTATTCTTCCAGTAATCCGTCGTGTAATGCCGACAGTTATTGCGAACGAAATCGTTGGTGTACAACCAATGACTGGCCCAGTGGCTCAAATTCACACTCTACGTGTACGTTATGCTGATCAAGTTACAGCTACATCAGGCGACAGCACAGTAGGCGGTGACGAGGCATTAAGTCCATTCAAGATCGCTACTGCATACTCTGGTACAACTGCTGGTAAAGCTGCTTCAACAAGCACACTAGAAGGTACTCCGGGTAACCGTATTAACGTTCAAATCTTGAAACAAGTAGTTGAAGCAAAAACACGTAAATTGTCTGCACGTTGGACATTTGAAGCTGCGCAAGATGCACAATCTATGCACGGTTTAGATGTTGAAGCTGAAATTATGGCTGCATTGGCACAAGAAATCACAGTTGAAATTGACCAAGAAATTTTAGCTAGTTTAGCTAGTCTTTCTGGTAACACATTCAACTACAATCAAGCTACAGTATCTGGTACAGCTACATTCGTAGGTGACGAGCACGCTGCTCTTGCTGTTTTAATTAACCGCGCAGCTAACTTGATTGCTCAACGTACACGTCGTGGTGCAGCTAACTGGGCAGTTGTATCACCAGAAGCATTGACAGTATTGCAATCTGCAACTACTTCAGCTTTTGCACGTACAACAGAAGGTACTTTTGAAGCTCCGACTAACACAAAACTAGTTGGTACATTAAACAATGCTATGAAGATCTATGTAAACAGCTATGCTGGTACAGGTACTTCAGTATTAGTAGGTTACAAAGGTTCTAGCGAAGCTGATGCAGCTGCGTTCTATTGCCCATACGTGCCTCTAATGTCTAGCGGTGTTGTATTAGATCCAAATACATTTGAACCAGTAGTAGGTTTCATGACACGTTATGGTTATGCTGAACTTACAAACACTGCTTCATCTCTAGGTAACGCAGCTGACTACTTAGAAAGTATTGGTGTTTCTAACCTATCATTCCAATAAGATTAAAACCTTAAAGGTATCGATAAGAAAAAGCCCCGCAAGGGGCTTTTTTGTTGACTAAATTTATTAACTAGTACACACTGCCCTAGTTAATCTTGAGGTAAGTTTTTCGTACATCTTATGAGATTTATTGTCTGTTAGCTGTGCGCCATTTAAATTTTCGTAACACAACTCATCTAAATCCCACAGCAACTTAGCCGCAAGTTTACTAATAATATCTTCCATCTTAGTGTCAATTTTATTAGTATCACGCCTAATAATTCTACCATCAACTAATCTACGTTCAATTTTTGTATATTTGCTCATAGCCATCTCCTTAGTGTAGTATTTTATAGTTTGCACTTTTAGTAACTGCTTCTGTAAGCTCCTCTTTAAGCCAATTAAATGTAGCCTTGCTAATAAATGCACCTGTTTGTTTTAAACTTTCATTATCAAATTCAGTGCGCAATGCTTCTACAATATTTTCAATCTTAGCTTCAGTTTCAACATCATATTCACTTATACCACGCTTAACTAATCTGTCACCTACAAGTTTAGGACGTTTGCGTATAATCGCATTAAGTTCACTAGTAGTAACTACATCGTAGTCATCTAAGGCTCTAGTAAAACCATGCCATGTACACAGCCAACCTGTTAACTTATCAGCACTAGTCATAGCATCACCATATAACCTAGTCTCATGTGCTATGCGTTCTGTAGTACCCCAATCGTTGTATAAGTACAAATAATTAGCACCCAGTCTATTAACTGCCATGTTCCATTTAATAAAGTCGCTGTGTCCGTTGCCAAATGTAATATTAGCATACCTACAGTCAAATCCTACCTGTGCTGTACCTTCCTTAACACTGTTAGCAAATAATTCAGCATGTTTCTTAGTAGTGCCTTTGTAGTATTCATTAATAACAACAAATTCATCAGCAGAAAATTTGTCCATGTAGTCGCTTCTACATAAACTACGTACAGCCTCGTTAAATGCATAGCTAATAACACTTTCAGCAGTAGCATCCTTGTTACAAAATTTAATCAAACCATCATCACGTAGTGCAATGTCAATAAAGTTAACGTCAATGTAAAAATTATTAATAAACCTGCCATTGTGCGCCTTAGCCACACCAATCATAGCAGTTACCTGTTCACCCTTGTACATAGTCATACAACTCCCCTTAACAAATGAATAGCTATTATACTATCTTTCAGTTAAAAAGTCAAGTTACGATAAATATACTTGTTCGCTCTTAAATGAGAGTTTATGCGGTCCCCACCGCGTAGGCCTAGAACGCCATAACATATAAGGAGAAACAAATGGGACGTCCAATTAATGAAAGATTTTTTAACGGCACTGGCGGTGCAGGATCACCAGGTGGTGAAGGTATTGCTTCGTTGACTGTTAATGGTGCTAATAGCTATTCAGCTGGTACTACAATTAGTTTTAGTGCAAGTCCAATTGGTGGAACAACAGCGGCAGCTACTATTACTTTTGTTGCAGCGGCAGATAATGCACCAGGTGACGGTAACGTTGCTACTGCTACTATTACAGAAGCAGGTAGTGGCTATACATCAGTTCCAACAGTGACATTCAATAAACCAGGTAATGTTGTGGTTGATGGATTTACTCAAATTGCAGGCAAAGTATTTAAATTCTCAAGCGGTGTAACCAGCGGTATCTATGCAGGTATGGTTGCTAACGTGTTCTTTACTACAACCACATTAGGTAATCCAACTCGTGTTGTTAGCGTTGATGTTGCAAGCGGTAATATTACAATGTCTACAGCCAACACAGCAGCTATCAGTTCACCTGTTAGTTTTGGTGACGTTGGTCGCTTAGGTGATATTTTACCAGTTCTTATTCCAGCAGTCACAACAGCTAATACAATCCAAGCCAATGCATGGATCTCAACAGGCACAAGCGGTAGAGTATCTGATATCCTTTCACAAAAAGGTTCACGTCGTTACAAAGTAACCAACAACCAAGGCACAGACACAGTTCGCCTAGTTCCAACAGGTATTAACGGTAACGAAGATGCTAATAACCCATCAGTAGCACAAATTACAGCAGCTGGTGGTCCATTAGCCTCAGGACAGATGACTATCCAAGCTAGTGATAGCGCAGGTGGTACATATTGGGTAGGTAAACTTGAAGGACAAACAGCATTGTTGTTCCCAGGTGGTACAGGTACTCCTGGTACAGAATTTGCTGCTAATAGCCATGTTATATGGACTATGAATACAGCAGTAGCAAGTACTTCAGTAAAACTAGCAACAAACGACTAATTTTAGTCA